GGTAGCAACGCCACAGCCTGACTGGCGGTGACAACCGCCTCAGCGACGGTGGCAAAGATCGCAACCACCGGAAGGATCGCAGTGGGCGACAAAGTGCCCAGTGGAGTGAGGGCGCCGAGGTTCCGCGCTAAATATCGTCCAACATTGGGCTGACCCGCGGCTCGCTTGATGCGGTCTTTCTCCGCCTGCCTCTCTTTCGCGTGATAGTCCTCAAGAGCCCTGCTGGCGTCTTCGACGGACCGCCTTTGTGCGTCAAAGGCGTCTTGGCTTCTCCGAAGCTGAGCTTCTAGCTTTTCGCTACTCACAGAAGTGTCATCAGCCATGTCTGAGTATTTGAAATACTCGCGAGAGGCCTTTTTTGTGGCTTCGCCAACTCGGTCAAACTGGCGCTTTAACGCCAAATTCTGGTCGATGATTTTCGCATTATCGACTCTTAGTCGATTCGACTGCAGATTCAGCTGCCCGGATTGAACAGCAAATTGATGCAGTGACTTACTGCTCCGATTAACTACATCATCGTGCTTCTGACGAAACTCGATGGCGTCCTTCAGCGATCTGTTCAGGTCAGCAACGGCACGGTTTTCAGATTCATGAGCGTCAATGATCCGAAGGGCCTGCTTTTCGACCTCCTTGCCGGTGACACCCTCCTTCTTTAGGAGGTTCTTGTAAGCTTCCTTCTCCCTCTTGGTTTTCTTGGTCGCGTCCTGCACGCGCCGCGTCGACTTCTCAATCTGGACGTTGTCTTTAACAATGTCGATGTTGGCGGTGTGCAGGCTTTCCGTTTCGCGGCGCAGCTTGTTGGTGAAACGGGCAAGCTGAGTGAACTCTTTACGGTTCTTCTTGGTCAGCCGGGTGACATCGTTAAGGTTCTTGGTGAACTTCTTGTTTTCGTCGTTAAGGTTTTTTTCGTTGGTCTTGTATGCGCGGTTCGCTTTGTTCACTCGCTGGAGGGCGACAGCAAGACCAGCCAAGGCGGCTTCCCGCGCCCTCTCTGCCGCAATGATGGCGTCCCGCTGCTTCTTCCCTTCTTCGCCCTCTTTTATCTCTTGCCGTCGAAGGCGCTTTAGTCTTGCATCAGTTTTCTGTGCACGCTTCCTTGCCAGGGCCACGTCGTCGATAGCGTTGACGAGGCTGTCATAGGAGTCGGCGGTTCTGTTGTTGAGGGCGATAATCTGCTTTGAGCGGCCCTCGGCACCCCTCTCCGTAATCCTGTTGCTTTCGCTTTCCAGCTTCCTGAGATACCGCCGGAGTTCCTCGCCCTCTTTGATGAGGGTTGCCTTTTTCAGGTGAGCGTAAATATCAATGTGGATCGCCAAACCAACTCACCTACCCTCGCCGAAGTCGCCGCTATCATCATCCCCGACGTCGGGGGTGTTGCGTTCTGCAACACCCCCGAGGGTGGCGAAAGCGTAGAAGCTTTCCCGAACCTCGGCCTGCGCTTCAGCCTTCTCGGCCATCTGCTGCAGCTTCCGCGTAGAAAAGTGAAGCTGTGACCCGTACTCTTCGCCCTTGACCTTGGGCATGAAACCGGCACGAATCACCGCTAACTCGTTGGCGACCTGAACCCACACCTTCTCTTCTTGCGAATACTCCCCGCCCCTAGCAGCGGTCTTGAACGCGCCGCGCTCGGGCATGAACTCCAAGAGTTCCAACAACTCGTAGGAGGACATGGAACCATCGTGCCATTCTTTTATCCGGCGATGATGGTACTGAGACAGGTCACTTGCGATTTCTCGAGGGTACTGCCTCCAGATCCACAGAGCTTCCCTCACTTTTCGAGTCTGATTCCTCACGGTCCCTCAACTCGGCGGCCTGCTTCGCCCAGGCACGCCACACGTCACCGGCCGACCTACCGCCGGCGACGAGCCGCTTGTAGCCCTCTTCGCCCAGTGCGATCCGTGCCACCCGCACCGAATGAGGCGGCTTAACAAGTTCGCCGTCCTTGCGATACGGCCGCTTCAATGCGCCGGGCGTTACCGAACCGGGCAGCACCACGCCAGTCTCGTTGCCGTCAGAGTCCACCAGCCTCTGCTCGGGAATGAAAATGTCCTCTTCCCGGTCGTAGGACTCCATCTCAAACTGAAGCTCTTCGTACTGCTCCATCGCCTCGTCATCCAGCATCCCCAGGTCGGGGTGCGGCGGAATGGCAATGGTAGTTCCATCGTCAAGCTCCAACTCAATGTCGGCGAACATTGAGTCGTAGGCGTCGGCCTGCTCACGCGCCTTCTGACCTGCCTTCGGCGACGTGTGGGGAAGATTGCGAATTTTCTCGGGCATAGGCATTGGTTTACCAGATGAACGCCAAAACGTCCAAACATGAGTTGCCTGTGTCTAACAATGATGTCCTATGATCGAAAACATGCCTGGAGTCAAATCAGAATTGGGCCTGACCGCGCTGGTGGTAGCCGCTAACGTCCGCCGACATCGCGAAAGACTGGGCCTCGGATTCGCGCAACTGTCCCGAGAACTCGTCAGAGCCGGCCGGGACATTCCCCCGCTGGGGATTGGGCGAATCGAATCAGGCGAACGCCGGGTAGACGTTGATGAACTCACGGCATTGGCCGCAGCTTTCGGCGTTTGTCCGGCCACCTTGCTCATGCCGGAAGCGGAAGATCAAAAAGCCATCGTCCAACTCACCGGCATTGAGAAAGCTCAAGCGCAAAGAATCTGGTCGTGGCTGACCGGCTCCTACCCGCTAGCGGGATCGGTGCTGGCCTTCTTCAACGTCGCGCTCCCGGCGTGGGAGCGCGACGCCGTTGAAGAGAAGATTGGAGCCGTGCGAAGCTAGTTAGGACTGGCCCTTGATGTCAGTCCACGCCTCGCCGCCGACCCACTCGCAGTAGTACAGCGGAGTGAGCTCGTCGGAAGTCGGGTTGTTCGGATCCTTGCCGACGAAGTACGGATCGGGCAAAACCATGTACCCCAGTGATCCAGCGTCGGGATCGGTCTTGGATCGCTGGAACGAACCAATGTCGTTCAGCTTGCACAGCGAGTAGCCCTCGGCGGTGTACAGGAACTTCCCCCGCTTACGGCGAGCGAACATCAGAATGATCTGATACTCAGGCCCTTCGTTGTCAATCGGCTTGCCGATGTTGAAGTCCTCGGTGCCGGGATCTTCGACGATCGAGTTGCCGTCGCTGTCACCGAGCGCCAGATTCATACGCAGGCGCTTCATCAGCGGCTTAACGGTTTCGACGCCGGTGAAATTGATCGACAGACCTTCGGAGGTCAGGTCGGAATCGAACGGCATGTTCGACTGCAAGATCATCTGGTTGTCGTTGCTGATGTCCGCAGCACGTTCCGGTCCACCATCTTCGCTGAGGGCGCCGATCAGGTGGAACCCTTCATTTGGAGAAGGGTTGGTCTGCCAGTCACCGTCGACCAAGACGTGCGCGAACAGGTCGTCACGCGGCGTCCCGTCGGCAGCGAAGGGGGACCAGTTGGGCGTCGGCGGATTGCCGGAAGCCCAGGGGCTGATGTTGGTTGCAGCGCCGCGATTGTCGCGGATCAGCACTGCCGCCAGACCGCCCCTAGTGTTGAAGCGGGCATCGACGTCGCCGAACCCACCTGCCCGCCACGTTGTGCCCGTTGCCGGAATCGCCATAGTCGAAACCCTTTCCTCACCGTGAATGATATGCCATCGGTCGCAAATCTAGTCGTAAGTTTGACCGAAGAGATAGCGTGCCGTGTATCGAATGATCTGCTCATTTTCGTGCTGGAGTCGACGCGGTGATTCGAAAACCTTCATCCAATCTATCGTGCCGTCTGTTTCTAGGTATCGACCCAGTAGAAGCATTCGCGCGTGAACTCTATCTTTGACGTCGCGTGCTGCATCTTCGCCAAGACTTTTATCACACAAAATGTCCACTTGAACCAGTGGATCAGACGTTGACTCGTCGATGCTCTCCTTGCCTCCGACCTGCTGGATGAGAAGAAACGGATACGGATCGTCGGAGCGCCGAGCGGTGGCAGTGCGGTACATCGACCTCAGCCACCCCACTACGAAGGTTTCGATGTCGGCGGGCGCGGTGTCCAGAATCTCCGTCATTCGTTGAAGTCCAGCTCGGTTATGGCGGCAAGGGCATACGCCCTGGTCGGCGTATTCCAGTGCCAGTGGTACTCGCCCTCGGTGTCGTACCAGTGGCCCCTATTCTTGGGCGGCTTCGGCCAGTTCGGCGCGTCGTCCGGCGCGGTGCCGTACTCGATGAGATGCGCTTTTTTGTCGTAGGTCACCACCTTGGTGTGCCACACGAACTGGCCGCCAATCTTCTTGCCGGCAGCGTTCACAGAACCCTTAGCACGACGGCCCCGTTCGGACTCGCGGTGGATGGAATGCTTGTACTCGCCTGTCGCATACCCAGCGTCCAGCCATTTCCGGGCGAGGTCTCTCCAGTGCTCAACAACCTGATCGCCAACGTCAGCGGTATCGTCAGCGATTTCAGCATCGTCACGCAGATGCAACGTCAGTTCGTCCATTATCTGTTTCCGGGTCACCGGCATCTAAGGTCACCCCCTCAGTAGCATCGTCTGCGACAGGCTGCTCGACAACCTCCGGTTTAGTGTTGCGTTTCGCAACACGTCCACGCTTCGGCTTCTCAGGCTCCACCGGCTTGATGTACGAAGCAAGCTTCCCGGCCTCTGCATCACTGAGAGTGACCACGTTGCCTGGACGCTTGTATCGAAGACCCGGCCCGATAGGCACGTAACACTCCCGAATGACTTCGTACTGATTCACGGCCGCTCCCATCAGATTTGCCTCTTGGAGATAACAGTAGCCTTGAACCAGCCGGTGAAGTCCTTATATGGCTGCACGCCACCAACAATTGAATACTGAATCCCATCGACACGAATCGTGCCGTCAGGCCGGGATGCCACGATCTGCTCCCGAAGGGCGTCGCCGTACTCACCGATTGGAATCGTTGTCTTCCACATTTTAGTAGCGACGTCATAGCCGAGTTCAACTGCCTCCTTATACGTCAGCGGTCGATGGCGACAGCCGGGTGCCTCAATCAGCGTTTCCACTTGCGGATAAGTTCCCAGTTCACCCGGCGTGGCAGCGTCGGAGTATGAAACGAAAGTCACGACGTCGGGACCGAATGGCATAGCAGCCTCACAAGAAATCTACGGGAGGAAGCTGATAGCGGTTAAAGGTAGTGACCGACGAATACAAGGCACTCTCCGCGGCGTTGGCGTAGCGGTCGGACCAGCGGTAGGTCACGTCATCAACTTTTTTGGACACAATGTCCAACTCGCTGGTGCCAGAAAGCTGTATCTGACCCATCTCATCGACCATCGACAACACGGCATAGCGCCAGTCAGCAGCTTCTACCTCGGTGTAGCCATGGGTCATAACAACGTCGATGGACTGATAATCGCCGCCGCGCCAGTTCCCCCACCAGCCGCCTGAAGACTTGCGAACAGCCGCCGGCCTCGTAGTGGCCCCCGGAAGGCCGCCTGGCGTTACAGACAGAGAAGCCAGATTGAGAGAAACTCCATTTTCGCTGATGCTGGTCAGCGTGATCAACCTGCGGGTGGGCAGCACGAGAATCCTGCTACCTGGACCGTCCAGCGTAATTGCGTCGTCGGTAACAACCGGCGTCACGGCCCAGCCGCAATAGCGACGGGCCGTGACGAGCGCGGCCTCCAGCATCCGCTCGACTTCCGGATCGGAGGTACTCAGCCGTCCGCTGGTGAATTCCTCCACGTCATCAGGACTTAGCTCAGCCATGAGGCTCCCCGAAAGTCGGTAGGTGCTTTAATCCCGATTCCAGTTCCAGGACGAACTGCTCTCGATGACGTCGATGATCTGCTGCTTGGTTGTAGCCTTTCCGAGGTCAACGCCGTAACGCTGAGCAAGGTCTTTCAGCTGAGCAACCGTCATCTGATGCAGATCTTCGTCGGCCGGTTCAGCTAGCTCGTCCGAAGACGAGCTAGCCGAACCAGCTGACAAATCGACCAGGGGTTCCACGACCTGCTCACCCTTCGGCGAGCGTTCGACACTTGCCAAGTCTTTGACATTTGCCGACTTGATTGCGGCGGCATTAAGCGAACCGGCCACCACAATGTCTTGACCCCTCCTGGCGATACGCATCAGGAAGCCACCAGCGGAACGATCGCGGCATCCTGAGTGACGAGCGTCGAGAAGTAGCCGGCATAGGCGACCTGCAGGCCGAACACCGACGGCTCGACAACCTGCAGAGTGCCCACCCGCTGCTCGAAGCACTCGATCGCCGAGGTCGAGAACAGGAACGCCTCACCGGCGAGCAGCCCTGCGGACATGACCACCGGGATGCCGGAGATCGTGCCCATCTGGCCCTGCGCGAAACGCCCAGCCTCAAAGCCGGGAGACTGCGCGTCCCGCGCGTTCACCGGGGCGAACAGCGGCCCGAAAGTGCCCAGCACGTCGGGGGCGATGGCAATCATCAGCCGACCCATGCCCTTGACGGCGTTGTAGGCCTGACCTGCTGCCTCCCAGACGGCGCCTGCGACGCTATCGCCGGTCGGCGTCGATCCGTAACCCACAGCAGCGGTAGCAACGCCGCCCAGGGTGGCGCCGACCAGGGCCTCGGTTTCGATCGAATACTGCTGACCGAGACCGTTGACCACCAGGTCGAGAGCCGACGGAGACGAGAAGTCGATCGCCTGCCGCGACACGTTGACGTACCCGCCGAGAGTCTTGGCGTTAACGGTCTTGCGCTCGACGGTCATCTTCTGGCTGACCAGTTCCGACTTCTCGTCGGCGGGTCCACCAGCAGAACCCTGCACCGCGACAGTCGGGTGCTGAGTGACGATCGGACGGTAGAACGTGGCGTTGTTCAGCGCCATCGTTCCGATCGACGACACCAGCGGACGGGCCGCGTCGATGAAGTCGATGACCGG